CCACCTGCTAGCCATCCAACGTATGGGATACCCATTACAGCAGGAACAGCAACACCAGCAGCGATAGCACTACCTGCCATGGCACCTTGACTTCGTGCTCCAGCGTCCGCCACTAAACACTCTGCGCTTACACCCCCGGTCTTTCCCAGTTCTCCTATGTCACCTCCTCCCATGTTACGGGTGCCTTCCATAGTGAATTGATCACTACGATACTCACGACGGTTCTCATATTTCTTGCCGCCAAAGAAACCACTTTGATTTTTTTGAAGTTCTAGGGATTTCTCCGACTGTAGAATTTTAGGATCGTTTGCACGATACTCAATTTCATATCCATCCTTACCTGCTTTAATAGTATAGGATGAATAATCTCCACGAGGGATATTAATTGTAGGAACCTGAGGAACTTTTGGTTCTTCTGGTCTATGAATTACATAACCTAACAAACCAATATGTGCCAGAGCAAAGAGTCCACCTAATGTCAGTGCAATACCTTTAACAGGAGACTTACGTGGTGCTTTCTCAGTAGAATATTTTTGTGCTAACTCTTCTGGATTTGTCATGGCAATCTAATCCCCGGACCAGTTGTAGATGGTGAGGAAGGAATAGCACCACCAGTAACACTAGGAAGTTCTGGCATCGCTGCATCCATCATTCCAGGAAGTTGTCCTGCAATTGCTTCTGCTGCTGCACCAGCAACTTGAGATTTGATATTCTCAACAATAGAATCTCTGTTGAGATACACTGCAGTACCTCCTCCAACAATACCAGCAGTTCCTACAAATGATAGTACTGCCAAAACATTAATTACTTTTTGCATTTTATTCTCCGTTACATTTTGTATGAGTCGTCAGTAGAAATTTTGATTGGTCCCTGCTCAATACGAATAGTCTGTGAAGGTGCAGTCTGTGCTGCTTTTTCAATCAATCTTTCCATCTGCTCTTTGGTGATACTGCCACCACCATTACCACCACCACCTTCTCCTGCTTTCTTTGCAGCCTGGACACCAAAAGTAGCTAAAACTCCGGTGAAGACGCTGGCAATAAAAGTGGGATCTAGTTTTTGTTCAGGAATTCCAAGTGCTGGTGGAAGTTTGATGTATGCCAGCGTGAGTATTCCGCCAGACCAAACAAGGATGCCGAGCCTAACAAAAGTAGACAAAATAGCAAGTTGTTCTTCTTTATCATCTGCTGCCTCCTTAATCTTACCGAGAAGACCTTTCTTCTTAGGTTCTACTTTCTTTACTTCTTCTGACATCCATGAACAGCAAGGCTCTTTTATTTATCTAAAAGATACTGTTTTTCATTTTGGTATATATGACGCTGACCTGTCTTAAGTTCCCATGCATATACTAGGTCAGGAATTAACCACTGATCCACCCTAATACATTGCTGCCAGTTAGCAGGGTGAGCACAACTCACTACTACAACAGCAAAGAATGCCTTAACGTGGATCCAGATGGTAAACATTACTCTTTAATATATCCGAAGTCTACCAGATACTTTCTGGTAAGAGGTGTGGGTTCATATTCAGTCCACATCTGACCAGCCGCACAAGCATTCAATGCATTCATAGTCATGTGTTCAGTCTTACCTGCCCACATTGCTTCCTTCTCCCACGGAATTGCTGCTGGTTGCATTGCATATGTTCTACGTGTCATCTCTTGCCACATCTCAGGGACAGCATCTTCGGGTAAGATAATAGCAATCAAACTATTGTCAATCGTTCCTGCCATACAATCCTGTGCAGCGTGCCATCCTTCATGACGCATGACACTCATGAGCACATGAGGACGACCCATGAATGTTTTGTTTAGATAGAAGTTATTACTTACCGTATGGTAGACACCACGATTTCCTACTGGAAAATACTTTTCGTCAGCAAGATATACACCCACACCAACATGGTTCAGTGAAGACATCATATGATTAAACTCTTGTGCCACTGAAGTAAATGCTTCAGGGTTATCATAATTTGAAGAAACGTCTAACAAAGAATTCACTTTAGTTACATCATCAGTGCATTCTTGAAGAAGCATACACCCCATTGAATGACTGGTATAGTAATCATCCTTTCCAATAGGGTCTGCCATTGCAGGAATAACTAAGGTAGCTGCAGCAAGTGCAGCAAATAATGTTTTGATCATAATTAGTTCTGAAAGGTTTTAATGAAGTACTCAGCGTCAATTACTACTAAAGGTTTCTTACCATTTTTTTTGATAATTACAATAGGTTCATAATCACCGCAATTGGATGCCGATTGTTCGTAAGCATCCCAGACATTTAGTTTCTCCACGTTCTTGCATTCTACACTATGGGGGAACTTTTGTCTAGCTGCTCTTGCCATAATGAGATCTTCTCCACCAGCACCCATTGATCTAGATTCAATGTCCTCAGGATGTACGCTAAGATGTTCAATCAATTTATCCCTAACCCACTGCTGTAACTTTCTACCCTTCGCTTTAGCACTCTGTGGTTTCATAAAAAAATACCCCCATCATATGATGAAGGTATTTAGATTACATTAAGATGTCATCCCACGGATCTGGTATCTGTACTTTATCGCCTGTAAGTGGAATGCCTGAGCCAGACTTGACGGACCTAGTTTCAGTAATGTCCACTCTTCCTCTGTCAGTTTTGGGTCTGCTAATGCTAACAGTTTCCATGGTGGTGGTGTTTTCACAGTTGAAAATTAGCGAAAGTATCTTTCTTAACATCCTGCTTAATTCCTCCAACAATGTAACTTTCATTCTCAGTTTCCTGAGGTGCTACCTGAAGACCTTTAGAAGAGATCCAATGCTCAGTCCATGGTAGTGGATTATTTCGTGCAGCAATATCATAAACTGGTTTCAGACCGATTGCTTTCATACGACGGTTGGCAACCCACTCAACATACTGTGTAAGAAGTTTAGCATTAAGACCAATCATAGAACCTTCTTTGAACAAATAGTCTGCCCAGACACGTTCCTCACTTACCGCTGTCTCAAATGCTTGATAACACCATTCTGTTTCTTCTTCAGCGATGCGAGCCATGTCTGGATCGTCTCCCTGTTTCCATTTATTGATAATGTTCTGTGTAAGAACAAGATGTTGGTTTTCGTCTCTGGCGATGAGAGAGATGATTTTAGCGGATCCCTCCATGAGTTTAAGCTCTCCAAAAGCAAATGAACAGGCGAACGAGACATAGAACCGGATTCCTTCAAGGATGTTGACATTCATAACAGCGCGAAACAACTTACGCTTGAGTTCGTAGAGGTCATCCTCTGCGAGGGGAACTCCATCAAGATTGTGTTCCCACATTCTACCGCTACCATATTCTTGAGCATGATTAATAAACTCATCATACGCTTTGGTAACAGTCTCAGCGCGTGATATAATCATATCATCTTCTAGGATGGTGTCAAGCACTTCTGCTGGATCAGCATAAACATTTTTGATTACATGAGTATATGAACGACTGTGGATCATCTCCATGAAACCCCAGACTTCCATACATGCTTCTAGTTCAGGCAGAGAACAGTAGGGAATGAATGCCATACCAGGAGCACGTCCCTGAACTGAGTCAAGCATGATCTGATACTTCAGATTAGAAGTAAAGATATGCTTTTGTTCTGGACGCAACGATTGGTAATCACCCCGATCTTTTTGTAGGGAGACCTCTTCAGGACGCCAGAAATATCCCAGTTGTGTTTGCGTTAATCTATCAAATACTGGATACTTATATTGATCATAACGCTGCACCCCCAGAGGAGCACCAAAGAACATAGGTTGCTTTAATGTATCAACTTTATCCTTATTGAATACTGTCATTCCTTTAACTGTTGACATATCGTTACCTGCTGTACCTGTTCTAAAGTTTACACGATTCACAATCTTCCTCCTGAGCGTTTTCTAATTGACTGATTAAATTTTCTAAACTTTCTTTGACATCCTCTTTATACTCGTCGGTCTTAATATCATATGTGTTTTGATAATAAGAAGTTTTCCAACCGTACTTATAAGTTGTGAGGAAGTCTTGTGCCATTACTGAGACAGGAACCTCATTGTCTTTGTAGTTCTCTGGATTATAACTCCAATTGCCAGAAATTGCTTGGTCAAAGAACTTCTGCATCAGAGAAACAATTTTAATGTAACCACCATTGTCAGGCATCTCCCAAAGCAGAGTATAATTGTTCTTCAACGTAGTATATTGTGGAACAATCTGCTTAAGAACCCCCTTTTTACTTTTCTTAATGGACAGAAAGGCTCTAGGTGGCTCAATTCCATTTGTTGCGTTTGACACAACGGAACTGCTCTCCGATGGCATCTGAGCGGACAGTGTTGAATGTCGTAATCCGTGGGTGGCGATAGACGCCCTAAGAGAATCCCAATCATAGGTTAGTTCGTTAGGTACAATATCATCAACATCCTTCTTATAGGTGTCAATAGGGAGGATGCCATCACTATACTTGGTGCGGTGGAAGTATTCACATGATCCTTTCTCCTTAGCAACTTCATTAGAAGATTTTAGAAGGAAGTATTGGAATGCTTCAGACAGTTCATGTACTGCTTTCCAAGCACCAGGATCATCGTAATGCTCGCCCCTGCGAGCGAGATAATGTGCAAGACCAATAAAACCAATACCAAGAGATCTTCGTGCCTTTGTAGACCGTTCTGCAGCAAATACAGGGTATTCTTGATAGTCAATCAATTCCTCAAGAGCACGGACAGAAAGATCACAGAGTTCTTCCATTTCAGAAAGTTTATGAATCTTACCTACATTGATAGCAGACAAGATACACAAAGCAATCTCACCACCAGGATCATCAATGTGAGTAAGTGGTTTAGTAGGCAGTGTAATCTCCTGACAAAGATTACTCATATAAACTTTATCTTTAAATGAAGAATGCTCATTGCAGTGATCAATGTTCATGATATAGAGACGACCAGTCTCTGCACGTTCTTTCAAAAGATCTAGAATAAGTTCTTGAGTCTTGATAGTCTTCCTTGGAATGAGTCCATCAGATTCATAATGTTGATACAGAGCATCAAAGTTGTCAGTGCCAAAAGCATCAAAAAGACCTGGAACATCGTGAGGTGAGAAGAGTGACATCTCCTCATCTTTGATGAATCTTTCATAGAAGAGTTTTGAGATTTGGATTGAGTAGTCAAGTTTTCTGACACGATTATCCTCTGTACCTTTGTTGTTCTTCAGGACAATAATATCTTCTATTTCTTGGTGCCAGATTGGGAAGTGGACGGTTGCTGATCCTCCACGAATCCCATTTTGCGTGCAGCATCGTACAGTTGATTCAAACTTCTTAAGGAATGGAACAACACCTGTGTGTGCAACTTCTCCTCCTCGGATCTTAGCATTGATGCCACGGATTCTACCTGCGTTGATACCAATTCCCGCCCTCTGAGCAACATAACGACCAATAGCCATGTCGCTGCTAAAGATGCTATTGAGGGAGTCATCAGAATCAATAAGAACACAGCTTGCAAATTGTCGCAGTGGTGTTCGGACTCCTGCCAAGATTGGCGTTGGGACGTTGATTTTGTGTTTGCTGATTGCGTTGTAGTATTTTCTGACATATTCTAGTCTAGTTTCCTTAGGATAATCTGCAAAAATTGTGGCAGCAACAAGAATATATGCATACTGTGGGGTCTCATAAACTCTATTAGAACTTCTATCTTGCACCAGATACTTATCTGCTACTTGACGTAGACCAGCATAGGTGAACAAATAGTCGCGACCATGATCAATAAATTTATCAATCTTGTCCCACTCCTCGTCAGAATATTTATCAATAAGATCTTGATCGTAGATACACTTTGAAATTCCTTCAGTCAAATGAGATTTAATTTCAGGAAAACCTTCCTTCCAGTCTGGTCCAAACACTTGCTTGTAAAGACCAAACAATAGCAGACGAGCTGCCACAAATTGGTAATTAGGATTATCTAATGAAACTAAATCACTAGCAGAACGAACAAGAATCTCTTGGATATTATCTGTGCTAATACCATCATAAAATTGAAGACCAGAATTCATTTCTACTTGACTAGCAGATATCCCCCCAAGTCCTTCACATGCACACTCAACCATTAAATGAATCTTTTCCAAGTTGAGTGGTTCAATCTCACCACTACGCTTAACAACTTTGATTCCGTTACTCATACTTTTTTCCAGGCGTTTAATTTGATGGTTGCTTCTAAACCGCAGTAGTTGTTAGAGTCTACCACTCTTTGCACGTCATGTCCAGACATTATCATGTCATTCAGATCTTTCTCCTTAATGGTGCTTGGCCAAATGACTATCTGATTTCCAGACTGAATAAGTTTTTCATACTTTTTCACAATTTCATAGTTTCTTGGTTCATTGTCAAGTACATAAACGATGTCATTAAACTGAGTGTCATCCAGTGTAACGTCAGATCCACACATGGCAATTGCATTTGATAAGAATAAGGAATCAAATGGTCCTTCTGTGACATATACTTTTTCTTTATTGTTTACTCTATCAAGCCCAAACAATTTAGGATAATCTTTATCCAAAATTGTAGTAATATATCTCAGTTTCGTATTCCGATCTAGAGATCTTCCTTGATACCCAAACACCTTACCATCATTAGAAATTAAGGGGATGATAATTCTAGATTCTTTCTGGTTATTACTGAGTTTTGCCCAAGCATTGAAGTCTTCTGCGTAGTAAAAAATTGAGAATAAATCCTCTGGAATTTGGCGCTGACTTAAGTATACTTTTGCGGGATGTTCTTTATTTAGAAAATTTATTTTTTTAAGATTTGAAAATATATTGGTATTAAATTTTGGTTTTGGGATGTCAAATTTAGGGGCAGGAGTGTTACTAGATTTGCCCGTCAGACCCTCCTTATATCGCTCCAGAATGTATTCATCATGCAATAGAGGATTCTGATCCTTCAGAAAATTTGTGAAGGTTCTACCCATGCCACAGTTGTGACATTTAAAAAAGTAATCATTACGCTTCCGATAAAAATAACCCCTAGTTTTATTGCGGTGCTTCTGTGAGTCACCGCAGTAGGGGCATCTGAATGTATACAGATCTGATTTCTTTTTTGCAAACTTTACTAACTGAGACGAAATAAGACTAATATATTTCGCATCAAGATATATCATAATGTAAGGGGGATTCAATCGTATTCATACTAGCAGATTGAGCAGAGGGTGTCAAGCGGTTATAGACAGGAAATATAATTTGTGCAATAACCCCAAGTGTCGCGAGCACAGCACCTGCACCCACTACAAACTTTTGATTTGAGTCTACCTTCTTCTGCATTTTATCAATTCTTTCATGTAGAATTTTATGATTTCTTTCTTCTTGTTCCTTCAATTCATCAATCATTTTGATGATAAGATTGTCAGTTCTCTCACTCTCATCTAGTCTGTTCTCATGGCGCTCCAAGATAACAGCAATCTTGTTACTGTTATCAGAGATTGTGCCTACTGCTCTTTCAAGCTTGTCAAGCATCTCTTTAGAGAGATCTTCATAAATGTCAAGTTTTGATTCTAAAACTGCTAATCTACCAAGACCGAAGGGCATATCAGACCTGCGACGGATCAAATCTCATAATCTGAAGAAACGATTCTACGCTCTTATTCATTAGGAAACGATACTGATCTTGACGTTCCGTGTCAAGTGCTTCAAAAGTAGAAACCATTCTCTTAGCAACGTCGCTATTAACTCTCAGTGAACGACCATCCTTAAACTGGATATGTCCTTCTACTTCCTGATTGCCATAGGTATTTTCTTGAGCAAGTTTCAATAGGGTGCCAAGAACTTCTACGCCAGGTGCCTGAGTTCCTGCCGATTCTGATACTTGCTTCTGAAGTGAACTAGACTTCTCAGATGCTTTCTTTCTAAAATCAGACAAACGTGCCTTCATCAGAGTATCCATCTCCTTAGTCTTACTTTGCATTTTGCCTTTGGCATCCTGCGCTTTCTTCTGAACTTCTTTTTGCTTGTTCAGTTTCTTCTGCTGAGCAATTTGCTTTTGAGCTCTCTCAGTTTCGGATGGACCCTTCTGCTTATCGTCAGCTTCAGTAATGTGTTGTTCTTGTGTCATTTTTTTCTTTGCCTTCTTGTCTCGGTTGGTTAAAATACGGTTTACAAGTTTACGACCTGCTTTTGTCCTACCATCATACTTCTTTTTTTTCTTACTGGCAGGAATACCAGGAGGTTCATGTGCAGGAGGTAGTGCTACATTAGCACCGGAACCAACAGAATTTGTTGGTTCTTCCCACATTTGATATCTCGCTTGTTGTAGAAGTTTTCTAATGTTTTTCATATCCTATTTAGTTCTTCTAAACATTTATGATCTGGTTCAACATGCTCCAGATAGTTTGGGGGCATCCTGTTTAAGTATATCAGAAAAGATTTGAGAACGGGCCAACAATTTCTTTCTATTTTAAAAAACAACAGAGGTACTGTTGCATCATTGAATACATTAAAAAGTAAAATTAAATGATTAAGGATAAGATGATGTTTAAGTATATCAGAATTAAGATACTTTCGTATTAATTTTTTAACATACTTAAACCTCTTCAAGTCCTCATCAAATTCTTCTTTAGTTGTGCAATGTGGATTGTTATAATGCTTAATTGCAAAGAAGATATAGTTATCTTCATTCAGTTCATCAAATCTCATCTAATTATCAGGTAACAGTTAGGGTAGCAGCAGCGGAAACTACTTCAGTAGCACCAGAGTCGGTAGTAACTTTGACTCTGTACTGTCCACCATTGTCACCAGCAACAGTTGCGGCAGTGGTAAAGGTAGCAGCATTTGCACTAGAGATGTCAGCAAAGGTTTCGCCAGCATCTGTGCTGAGTTGCCATTGATACTCAAGTGTGCCCGATCCAGTAGAAACTGTAGCGGCAACAGTAAAGGCTGCAGTGTTAGTAGCAGCAACAGAAATATCAGCAGGTTGAGTGCCAATTGTGATAACAGCAAGAGCATCAGCAGCAATTCTATCATCAGTAAAGTCGCCAGAAGTTCCAGAAGCAACATTCATATGTGCCAAACATTCTGCCTTATGACGGGTTTGACCCTCAGCATCATAAGATTTATAAAGCCACCAACCAGGACCCCAGATGCCACGCAATTTGTTTGTAGCAAGTGATGCCTCAGTGCTATCAGCGAAGATGAGTTCTCCAGGTAGAGTATCACCACCTTTAATTACATAATCTGCGACTGCTTTAGGAGCAGTGCGACGAACTGCACCAGCAAGAGCAGCATCAGTTGCTGCCACATATCCTTTATGCAGTTCAATTTCAGTGGTGCTGGTTACTTCTTTAACGATATATGATACACCGCTAAGAACCAGAATGTCTCCTACATCTACACTATCTGCAGCGTTCTTCGTAACAGTAGCATCATTCTGTGTGACGGCTACATTGTTAGCAAAGTTGGCGGCATCAATTTTTCCGAGAATTGCCATTGGTCTCCCTAAAAGTTTTTCTTAATCTTTTTCTATTTATAAAAAAAGGGGAGTAAGACTCCCCGATCATTAGATTTTTAACAGCGTTCAACCGTCATTAGTTTCCAGAGTAGCAGGATCTCTATTCTTAATTGCCTTAGTGACAACTTCTAGAAGTTGATCATCCATGTCAGTCTTTGTTAGCTTAACAGCTTTAGCAAGAATAACAAGACAGATCTCAACCATCTTCTCACCGAGTTCTTCATTCTCTGGAATTTTAGAAACAGCATCGGTGATAATTTTTGATGCGAGTGGAAGTAAAAATGCTAGCATAATCTTATGTCAGTAGTGTTCAAAACTTATTTATCAATACTTCATTTTCATTTTTTTGCTGTCGCCACAACCTTCATCTACAGTGTCTTCACATTTACATTCAGCAGTTCCATGTACCTCACATTTAATTCCTTTCTTAGAATTATTGCATTTACCTTCTTCCAATCCCATTTCAGATCTCCAATCTGAACGCTCTTCTTTCTTCATTCCAATTGCTTTGCCGATTGCCTTACGACGCTTCATAAGGTACTTATCACTCTTATCAGTATCACCATCATTATCAACATCAGAATCTTCTTTGCCGACAGGATCAAGTCTCTTTTCATCTAAATCT